TTCTGGTATGAGTCCTGCTGCGGCGGGCGAAGCCGGTGCGAGTGATAACGCCGGTGAGGGTATGGGAGACTACGGTGGTTATTCTGAACCTACGGGAGGTAGGGGCTACACCACAGTTGACGGCGTAGGTGTTACAAATGTGGACGGTCAGTACGGCTATGGTGCGCCGGGAACTACGGGCACGACAGATTCTTCTATATCGGGCGGATTTGGAGAAGCATCTTACGCTGAATTAGACGCTATCTCCGCCCAGTTTGACACTATGAATAATGCTACGGGCATGATGTCTAGTGATGCGTACGGAAACATTACCGCGTACGAAGATGGTTACGATCTTATGGACGTAGAGTTAGATATTGCAGCAAAAATGCAATCTAACTTAAATGATGCTTATGTTAGCTCTCTAAACTTTTTTAGTGATCCTGATAGGGTCGCAATGAACAGGTTTGGTGAGTTTAAAACGTTCGACGTTGATCCTACTCGAGTAGATGCAGAGCAAGCGCAGTTTTTAGCTGACGTGTTACACGAAGCTCTACCGGACGCTAAAAACACGGGAATGATGGGGTTCGGTAACAACAACTACGTTACGGATTTATCTAACTTAAACAACCCTGTTATTGCCGGTCTTGTAGATGAGAACAGTATAGCGGACGGCGTGGTTAACTTTTTTGCCGGAAAAATGGGTCTCGGCATTTCAATGGACAAAGCTGAGTTTGTAGATAATCAAAGCAAAAGCTATACATACACTCAAGCAGCAGTACTCGGCGGTTTATTGAGCGACACTCAGTTGATGGAGACTAATGCGTATAACGCAATGATGGCGGAGGCTAACGCTCAACCACAAGCAGAGGACAGTGGATCAGATTACGAAGCTTCAGTTCAAGCAGCCTCTCCTGCTACTGAACCTCTTTCTGCTACTACTACTACTGCGCGTAGACCTTCAAGAGTACGTCAAGCCTTTATGCAGAGTCCTTATAGTACAGGAATTGACGCATACTCCTACAACATGAACGACGACCCGTTTGGTTATTTTAGCTACACAAATCCCTACGCCAACGCTAGGTTTATGGCAGAAGGTGGCGATGTAGAAGGGCAAATGGCAGAAGTAACAGGGGAAGGTCCTAATGGTTTTGTAGGTGATGCCCCAGAAAATTTACCGGAAGCTGCTACAGTAGCAGATGATGTTCCTGTTGATGTTCCCGAAGGTTCTTTTGTTATCAATGCAGCAGCGGTTGAATTTGCAGGAAGTGCGGATATTCAAAAGATGCTTGTGGATGCTATGCAAAAAGCGGACGAGCAAGGTATTGACATTTCTGGAAGCACCAATAAAATAGATAAGAACAAGCTAGCCAATTTAATAGTGTCTCGCGGTGAAGTTCTTGTATCCCCTACCTTAGTTAAAATTATCGGCTTGGACAGGCTCGAAAAGATTAACAACCGCGGAAAAGAAGAAACAGATAAACGTATTGCTGAACACGGTCAAGCGACCGATCAGCCTAGTAATCCTGCTGAAGGCACTATTGCAGCCGCGTACGGTGCAGATTTAACAGATACAACGGTAATTGATATCTACTCGTCTATTCAAAGTCAAGGCGGTAACCCGGGGAACTTTGAAACATTCCGCGACGCGATGGATTTGTATAAGGGTACTAAGACGTACCGCCCTATGGCAAGTCAACCGGGTACCCCAGAATTTGATGCGGAAGTAAGAGATAGATACAAACTTTTCTTCCCGGATAACCCTTATCCTCTCATGAGTCGCGAAGAAATAGATGCGACTGCGAGCCAAGATAAGGCGAATATGATTGACGAATCCCTACCTATCAATCGTATACGCGAAGACGGAACAATCTACTACATTGACCGTAAAACGGGTAAAGAAGTACCGGCACCGAAACAAGAGATGGCAGGAGGCGGTTTCGCGGAATCTTTAGCAAGAGCTACTGAGAAATACTCGGAGCGAGAACCTCAGGTTATTCTCCACGATCTTCAGATGACGGATGACCGTCAGGAAGTAAGCGGTGAGATTAGCGGTGACGGCTTCGCAGTAAGGGGACGTGCAAACAGATCACAGGATGCTCGATCTACAGAGTACCCAGACGGTGTTGTTGTAGACGAAGAAAATAAAAATCTCGGGTTTGCTCTCAACGGTGAACTCTACCTATTCGAAGATACGTGGCTAAATGCCGGTATCGAAAAACAAAAAGGCTCAGTCAAAGGTACTGCAAATATCCCTACAGGTGACAAAGTCATGTTCGGGGATCAGTTTGAAATGACGCGCTACAACATGGGCGCGACCTTTGGTGATTTAAACTTGGATGTCAGCGGTATGCCGGGAGAAGGCATAGACCGCGGACGAATAAAATACAAACTCAATAAGAATGGCGATGAGCTATCTATTGAGGGCGATAAATCTGGAAATATCTCCGCCGGATTACGCTTATCTTTTTAACGGCTACCTGACAATCCCGTCAGCCCCGCAACCTGCGGCTACCTTCTTATGCCAAGAAGCCCCGTGTGATAGGAGAAAAAAATGGCAAAACAACGCGGACATCGCGCAACTAAAGCGAACGATTCTTTCGGAACTATCAACGACGATCAGCTTTATCGAGGTAAATACCGTGATGAAGTCTACGAAGATGATGATGAAGTAGAACAAGAAGCAGCGGACCCCTCTGAAAAGGAAGAAGAGGCTACTCCCGAAGCAACGAGTTTTGCGGAACCAAAAGAAGGTTCGGATACGGACTACAAGAAACGTTACGACGACCTCAAACGTCATTATGACGCGAAAATTGAAGAGTTTAAGGCTGAACGCCAAGAACTAATCGAGGCTCAAAAAGCAGGTAAGGACAGCGGACTAACGGCGAGTGAACTACCGAAAACTCCTGAGGAGTTGGAGCAGTTTAAAGCTAAGTACCCCGATGTCTACGCTATCGTAGAAACCGTTTCTTCTATGCAAGCAGAAAACCGTATGAAGGAGCTGAAGGAAGAGGTTAGCTCTCTCAAAGGTAAAGAGAAAGAACTCAAAGTTCAGTCGGCATACAAAGAGCTACTTGCAAAGCATCCGGATTTTAACGATATCAAAACCGATGAAAACTTCTTAAATTGGCTAGACCAACAACCGGAGTCCATCGCAGACGGTATCTATAAAAATAATACGGACGCAGTCTGGGCATCTCGTGTCATCGATCTGTACAAAGCAGATATGGGTGTTACGACTAAAAAGCGCAAATCCGCAAATGCTGATCCCGCCGCCTTAGTGAAGGCTCCTAAGTCTCGCGAAGTGGGTGATGCAAATTCTGATAAGAAGATGTGGAAAGCATCTGAGATTGGAAAGCTCAAGGCATGGCAATTCGAAAAGTATGAGGCTGAAATCGACGCTGCACGTGCTGAAGGGCGAATCGACTATTCACGTTAAATAACAATAAAGGTAATTAAAAATGGCATTTCCTAGCGCAGGTGGTTATACAAACCTACCTAATGGTAACTTTACTCCAGAAATCTTTTCACAGAAAGTTCTGAAGTTTTTCCGTCGTGCTTCTGTAGTAGAAGATATCACCAACACCGATTACGCGGGTGAGATTGAAAACTACGGCGACACTGTACGTATCATCAAAGAACCAACAATCACTGTATCTAGCTACTCTCGTGGTGCGACTGTATCTCCACAAGATTTGGCAGACGATCAGATCACTATGGTTGTTGACCAAGCTAATGCATTCGCATTCAAGATCGACGACATCGAAGAGCGTCAGTCACACGTTAACTTTGAAGCGTTGGCTACTTCTTCAGGCGCGTACTCTCTGAAGCGTAAGTATGACGCAACTGTACTCGACGCAATGGTAACCAATGCGGGTATCACCGGTGAAGCAGGTGCATCTGTACAGCAAGTAACAGGTATCGGCGACTTGGCTGCACCACTAGCAGTTACTACTGGTGACATCGCTGTTAACACCATGTTGGCAATGGCTCGTGCATTGGACGACCAGTCTGTACCAGAAGAAAATCGTTTCTTCGTTGCTCCTCCTGCATTCTACGAAACTCTGTTCTCAGCAGGTTCTAAGTTCGCAGAAGTTCAAGTAACTGGCGACCAGACTTCTCCACTGCGTAACGGCTTGGTAATGCAAGGCATGATCGCGGGCATGAAGTGCTACAAGACCACTGCATTGAACGATTCAGGTACTGACATCGTTACTTTGACTGGCTTGGGTGCGGGCGAGAATGCAATCATGGCA